CGGGCCCCGTGCCGAGCGGGCGCCCATCGCCTACGCTCCGGCGGGCCCGCGCCCTACCATCGCCAGCCCCAGCTCCGCAAGCACGCTCTCCGGAGTCCGAGCGTTCCCGTTGAACACGCGCGCGAGCCCCGCGGCCACCGCCGCCGCCAGCTTCGTTCGCATCGCCCCGTCGTCGCTCTCCCGCAGCGCCCAGGAGCACCAGTAGTGCGTCGCCGGCTCCTCTCCGGTAGGGGACAGTCCCGCCGTGAAGGCCCGCTCGCCGCCCTCGGGGTCTACCTCCTTCGCCCGGGCGTTCGCCGCCCCCGCCGCACTCGCGGTCACCACGATGATCAGCCGCCGCGTGTAGGCCGTCATGCCGTTGCCCACCTCCGGCGCAGGTAGCCGGTCACCTTATCGACCTCATCCTGCCCATGCTGGGCGAAGTAGGCCAGCAGCTCGCCGACCCGCAGGTTCCCGTACAGGGAGCCGCCCACGGACCCCAACGCGAGCCCGCTGCTGAACACCCGGTTCGCCGGCGTGCCGCTCGTGGAGAGCGATTGCGACGCGCCGTCCACCCACAGCGCATAGGCGTTCCCGGCGTTGTTGCGGTGCAGGTTCCCGAACGCCCGGAAGGCGGAAGTCAGGTCGAGGGTGACGTAGAGCTGGTCCGAGTTGATGGTGTTCTGCCCGTAGCGCGTGGTCGCCGTGATGTACTGAACGTCCACCTTCGCCGTGGCGCAGGTGATCGCGTAGATGCAGGGGTTCCCCGCTCCCGAGACCAGCTTTCCCGCGAAGTAGATCGTGACGTACTCCGCGGCCGAGAAGTCCATCAGGTTCGTCAGCTCGTCGTCTACGCCGTCGCACAACACCACGGGCAGCCCGTTCTGCCCGTTGGCGCCCGTCTGCAGGGTCGGGCGCTTGGATGCCGTGGCCTGCGTCAGGTGGTTCCCCAGGCCGGACTGGTCCTGCCACACCGCCACAGGGTCGCTGTCCCCGGCGGCTCCGGCGGCGATACCCGAAGTCACCCCCGGCGTGTTCGCCGGCGTCAGGTGGTTCGTCCCGTGGGAGTCGAAGCGGGTGCCGGTGCTCTCGTTCAGGTTCCACCAGGACACCAGGCCCCAGTCCGACTTCTGCGTCGCCGTCAGATCCGCGTAGACGCGGCCGGAGCCGCCGTTGTAGAGAGCGTCGCGGATCTCAGTCGCCCGCGCCGCCATCCCCCCGGAGGGGCTCTTCCCGAAGCACGCCGAATCCATGCGGCCGTCCAGGTGCCCGACGCTGTTGTAGCGGCCCAGCTCGAACGGCGCGGTGCCGTTGAAGATACCAGCCGTGTGGGCCGTGGTGACGAAGGCGCCGCCGTTGATGGACAGGGCGATCAGGTTGTTCGTGGCGTCGTGGTACCACATCACGAAGTGCCACGCGCTCGCCGAGATCGCACCGGTGGTGAACGAGGTAACGGCGTCCCCGTCCCCGCTCACGGTCAGGTAGATCTGCTGGTTCGTGTAGTACTCCAGCACGAACTCCCGCTGGCCGGTCACGTACTTGGACATGATCCCCATGTCCGCGTTCGAGTCCCGCCAGAACCAGCAGGCGCCCCACTCGTCGATGTCCGCCCCGGAGAGGCTCCCGTTGTCCGCGATCGTCAGGTATTGGCTGCTCGCCGCTGCGAGCGCAACCGCGCCGTCCGTGAGCACGCCCCGCTCCGCATCGAGCCACAGCTTGAGCCCCGGGAGCTGGTCCGGCCGGAACCGCCTCCGCCGTAGCAGCGGAATGGAGCTCATCAGACCCCTCGCATCAGCAGGGTCACCGTCCGCGCCGCGCCCTGGGCGACCACGGCTCCGTTGAGCCCCGAGCGGACCTTCACCGCCTTCACCCCGAGGAAGTTGATCGGGTCCAGCCAGAACAGCCGCCGCTCGGACGTGCTAATGTGCGTGGAGGCGATCTTGACCTCGCCGTCGGCCCCGTACACCGGCGCGTAGGTGCTGCCGTCGTGCGACCCATCGAAGCTGAGCGCAGCCGCGGTCCAGGCCGCGGGCATGAGCACGCCGACGAGTTGCCCTTCCGTCAGCTCAACCGCCGCCGACAGGCTGCCGCCGTTCGAGATCGCCGCATCAACGGGCACGATGGGGTTGAAGTATGCCATTCTGTTCCCTCACAGCCGCATGCGCCTGTAACGCGCCACGGCTTCGTCGAACCACCAGTCCCCCGTCCGCCGCAGCTCCAGGTAAGCCGCAGAGCCCCAGACGGTGTAGGCAGTCCCCGTCTGCTCGTACTCCTGCCGTCCCGCGGCGAGCGCCGTGCCCGCCTGGGGCGCCAGGAGCGTGACGGCCCGGTACACCATCGCGAGCCACCCATCGTCGGGAATGCTCGTGTCGAAGCCCCATCGACCTGTCACGCGCAGCGCCCGGTGAAGCGACTGCGGCATCTCGGGACCGGGGCTCTCCACCCAGCGCCGCGCCAGCTCGATCCCCGTCCACGGTCGCGCCGGGTTGTCGCTCCGCGCGTTCACCGGCAGCAGCCAGTAGTCCGTGTTCAGCGTCAGCGTCTCGGAGCTTGCGCCCTCGGGCTGGTAGGCCACCGCGCTGCAAGTCGCCAGGTCTCGCCCCAGGTCCAGGTAGCCCTCGCGGTTGGTCGGCGGCGGGTAGTAGCGCGTCTGCTCACCCGCCGGCGCCAGCATCTTCCGCCCCACGCGCCGCTCGAAGTCCAGCGCCCCCGCGGCGGCGGCCGTGGTGGTATCCAGCGTCCCCAGCGCGACCCCCGCCGCCGTCAGCACGTTCTGAACATCCGTCGCCGTGGGATACGCGCTCTTGCCCATCGCCGCCTACTCCTTGATGGGCACCCACTCGATGGTCACCATGAACGCAGGCAGGTCCGCGGTCGCGCCCTGGGTCACGTCCAACCGGACCACCTCGTTCGCCGTCAGGATGGCGTTGGCCGCGGTCAGGCTGCCGAGGTCCGCGTACACCCCGGCGGCCGGGGGTTGGTTGGCCGTGTCGTAGGTCTTGCTGACGATGCTGTTGCCGCTGCCGTCCTCGACGTTCACGACGGCGGTGTTCGAGTTGTCGATACCGGCCGAGGAGCCCTGCGGCACGATCCCCACCTTCTGCACCACGGCGCCCCCCGCCGGCGCCGCCCAGATCGCCCGGTCGGCGATATCCGCGCCGGCCGCCAGGTTCTCCACTTCGTAGGCATACACGCTGCGTGCGCTGCCCTCAATGAATGGCATCCCTCTCCTCCTGGAGCGCGGGCGTCCACGCCCGCAAAAACAACGGGGCCGGAGCACCAGCTCCGACCCCCAAACACCGACCAGCCCAGCTCAACCGGAAATCTGTGTAATCTGCGGCTGGTCCCCTCCCGGTCCCCGGTTTCCTCTCCGTGTCTCCGTGTCCCGTGGTGAGCTTCCCCTCACACGCCGGTGACGGTGCAGAACGCCGTCGCCCGGTCGAAGATCAGCGCGCAGCGGAGATCCGCCCGCAGCATCTGCTTCCCTTCCACGAAGAACGTGGAATGGCTGTTGCTGATCTGCACCTCGATGCCCCTCCGCATGGAGAGCTCGGAGTGCATCTGCCACGCGCCCACGACCGCCGTGTTCTGCGTCTGGTGGGTGGTGATCACCACCGGCAGCCCGAACAGCCGCGGGATGGTCTCCTCCCACGGATTGCCGTAGATGTACTCGCCGGTGGAGGTCCGGGTCAGCCGGATGTCCTGCCAGTCCGCCGGGTGCATCACGATGCCGTCCGGGTCCACGAAGGCCGTGGTCTGGATCAGGACCATGCCCTTGTACACCGCGTCGAACACCGGGTCGGTCCCCTTCGCCTGCGTGTTGATGCCGGAGAGGTTGTTCACCCCGCGCAGGTTCGGCGCGGTCCCGTTGCCCACGAGGATCTGCGAGTCGAGCCGCTTCATGAGCATGAAGCGCAGCCGGTTGTCGATCAGGTCCGCCAGGCGCGGCGTGTCCTCCAGCATCTCGTCCGTCATCGGGATACTGACCGCGATCTTCCGCACCTCGCTCGACTTCTCGGTGTAGGCCAGCGCGCTCTCGCCGTACGTCCCCGCCTCCGCCGCTTCCGCCGCGTTGTTGGTGAACGTCGTCTCTTCCATGTAGAGCACCGTGGACTGCTGCGTCGTGGTCTTCGGCACCAGGTCGATGACCCTCGGCTGCTGCTGTGCGGAGAGGAGCACCTTGCCGGTGCGCGTGTCCTCCGGGTCCCAGCCGGCAGAAGTGGACATCAGTGTCTTCAGGTCCACGTCGATAGCCGCCATCGGCCCCATGCCGCCGCCCCGGTACTCCGTAATCGCCCGGCTCTCCATAATCAGCGTCCCGACGCTCTTCCGCTCCTCGCCGGGTCCCGCGCGACGGCTTGCCGCGCCGCCGGCGAAAGCAGGACGCGCCGCCTTGGAAAGGCGCTCCAGCTCCTCTTCGTTGCGCTTCGCGAACCGCTCCGCTTCGGTGGCCTCTTCCCACGCCTTCGTCAGCGTGTTCAGCTCTTCGTTTCGCCCGCGCGCGTCCGCCAGCACGTCCGGCGGCATGTCGTAGGTCCCGTCCTCGCGCCGGTGCTTTTCGAACACCTGCGCCAGTTCCCCGCGCTTCTGCTCCAGCTCGCGGGCCTGCTCCTGAACAGTAGGCACTGTAGTACTCCCGTTGAAACGATCAGACCCGCAGCCCGTGCTGGCGGGACTGGATTGCCAGAAAGTCCGCGTAGAGCTGCCCGGCGTCGGTGGAGGCCTTCTCCGCGTCGTCGGCTCCCAGAAGCCGCTCGAACCTTCGGATCAGCCGCTTAACCTCTGCCTGCCGCTCTTCGCCCAGGTGCCTGCCCTTGCTCGCCCGAAGCTCGGACACGACCTCCAACCGCTCCACCAGCTCGTCCGCGGCCACCAGAACCGCACGAGCCTGATCCTCCAGCGAGCGCGACGCTTCGCCGGAAGCCTTGACCGCCGTGATAACGGCGCCTTTGTTCGCCGGCACTGCGACCGGCCCAAACTCATACAGCCGCGCCCGGGTCACGAGCCGGACGCCGTCCGCCGCCTTCGCTAGATCATCCGGGGTGGGGGAGTATCCGACCGTCTGCCACCAGGCAGTCACGTCGGCGGACGTTTCCAACCACGTCCGCCCGAGCACCCGGAACCCGATCGACAACCGCTTCACGACGCCATCACGCAGCAGCGTCCGCACGTCCCGACCTGCCGTAGTGTCGCTGATGGACGCCCGCACGAAGAGGCCATCCGGCGTCTCGCGCGCCTCCAGCGGCTTCCCGATGGGCTGGCACCAGTCGTGGTTGATGCCCGAGACGAACCCCTCCGCCAGGAACACCGGCAGGTCGTCGGCGAAGCACCCCGGCGCCAGGATGTCCGGCCAGAAGCTGTCGTCCACGT